GTAGGCCAACATTTTTAGTAAGTCTTACTTGATCTTGTAACTCTTTTACTTTAAATCCTGCTGTGACTCCTGCTACTTTGCTAAGTTGTTGCTGTGCTTCAAGTAAGCTTTTAGTTGTCTGTACAATATTTCCACTAGCATCTGCTGCATCTTGCAGTTCAGCTCTAAACGCTGATGCCTCTGCATAAGATTTACCTTGTGATTTTCAACCTCGGTAATTTGTCCATCTAATTGGAATGCTATATTTAATACACCTTTAAATAGAGAAGCCAATAACCCTAATTGAAATAAAGGAGCTTTAAATGCTGTGGCTAGTTCTTTAACTCCTGCTGCGTTAGACTTAGTTGAATCTTGTGTAGACCTAAATGTATCTTTTGCAACTTTTTCTGCTTCTTTGAATGGACCGGCTAATTTACTTAACCCCGGTATTGCAGATGCAAGGCCAGCTAAAGCTGCAAAACCTCTTGTGTTTTTGTTGACTTCTTTTTCTAAATTAAGTCGGCCTTCAGCTATTTTTAATAGAGCTTCTGCTTGTTTACCCTGATCAATGTAGTTAGCAAGTATTGCTTTTTCTTCTTCTGATAGCCCTTGTATAGTTTTTAGTTGCAGGGAGGCATATTCGTTAATCTCTTCTTGAGATTTGCCTACAAGCTCCATATTCTTTACCCTCTTAAGTAAAGCTTGTACTTCGGTTCCGTTAAATTTCTCGGATGCTGTAAATCTTTCTGTAGAAGTTTTGAGTATATCTACATTTTGTTTTGCTCGTTTTTGTAGATTCTGAAGCTCCTTAATGGAGAGTTGGTTAATTTCCTGTTCGTCGTATTTTAGTTTCTGGGCATCTTTAGTTAATGAACGGAAAGCTTGTCTAATTTCACTAATTGGTGTTAACTGTCCTTTGATTTCGGAAGTTACGCCTTTGAGAGCTTCGTATAAATTTGTGGCTGTTCCTTCTAAATCAGCTAACTCTCTACGAGCTGCTTCAATATCTTTAGGAAGGTCTTTAAACTGGCGTAAAGTCTCATCATCGGATAACCTTAAAGGCTCCTTATTCATCTTACGTCTTAATGTATTTAATTCTTCAAGAAGTTTTTTTCCTTCTCTTAAATCATCGTTTACTGCCATCTTTATTTATATAGTATAAATAGTTAAGGCCTCTATTATTTAGAAGCCTTTGTACTATATGCCGGTTTAATATCCGGACCTTTTATATCCTTGTTGGATTTAACATTTTTATTAGATGTTTCCTCATTTACTTTTTCATAATGGTCTTTAAGTTTCTGAAATGTAAATCTTCTAAGCCATATTGGCATATTGTAAACTGTTTCATAACTATACCCTCCATTACCGTGGAATACAATTTCGTGTATTTGAGAAAAAATACCGTTTCTATGTTCTAGCGTCAGGCCAAAAAAAGTTTAGAGTGATCGGAAGATCGACGCCCTCCTCAACGCCGTCTACATAAACTGTCAAATCTATATCTGGATTAATTTTTGTATACTCTTCTCTTATTGCTCTAGCGTCTTTAGCCAGTAAGTAATTATCTACAAATTCTCTAATATCTTTCTTGTCTGTAAGTCCGTTAACAGATGTTATCATATGTTTAAGTCTTGTAGTACTGGAGGCTATGTTGTCTTTATTTATTTTTTGTAGACCTGCAATTTCTCTTTCTATTGCAGTATCATCACCATGTGTTAGTAATTTAAAGGTTACATTATTATCGGTGTGTGGAAGCTGTAGAGTAAATTCGTTTTTACGATTTTCAAATAAAGTGTAGTCTATTTCTTTACTCTTTAGTAAACTAAGGTCTATAACTTCCTCTTTTCCTTTAATTTGCACTACATAATCTTTACCGTAGGATAAAATCCTTGCGGCTACCATAATAGCGTTTTTGTCTCCATTTAGTAGTTCATTATAAGAAACACCTTCTGTCACAATCAAGGACTGTAGTAGTTTATCAATTACTACTCCTTTTTGTATGTAGTTAGCATTCGTAAGAATGTCTTCTTCCTTAGCAGTCATATACTTCATTTCGATAGTACCTTTTGCTAAAGGAGAATCCTCCGGGTAAAGTAATCCTTTGGATGGTAATTCTACCGTCTCGGTAGGTAATTTAAATTTAGATTCCATAAATTTTATTTAATAGTAACTAGTTCTAAATATAAATATAAGAACATTTTATTTTTAAAACAACAAAACCCGGATAAAATCCGGGCTTTATTAAATATGTTAGTAAATTTTAGTAGTTCAAGATACAGTAATCCATTGCTACTGTGATGTTTAAGTCTACTACAGCATCTGACGACCAGTCAAACTGACCAAAATCTCCTGTCTGTAAGAATGCTCCTTTTATAATCCATTCTCCTACGATATCTCCTACAGGACCTAAAATGTTTAGTGTTAAGTCTTTTTTGTAGAAATCTGAATAACCAGCTCTACCGGTTACTGATTCATATGATAGACGTGCCCATTCCATTACAGCTTGTGCTCCTGATGGAGTGATTGGATCGTAAAGTGTCATAGTCATATCTGACCATTCTCTTTTTCCTCTAATCTTTCTGTATGAGTTAATATGATCTAACTTTACTACGTTATCTGTAAATGTTGGAGCCTTTACGTTCTTAACCAAGAAGGAAGGAATACCGTCCATGTACATAACAAATCTGTTTTGTACTTTTGGTTCGAATGCTCTGAACATTATTTCGTTTGGATCTAATACTGCCATGTTATATTTGCTTTATTATAAATATCGTTTAAAAAATTATCCTGCGAAAGAAGCTCCTGTTGGTTCTACTACGAAGTCTAATACAATAAATTCTGCTGTTTTAGCTGGCTGTATAAAGATCTGACCAACTAATTGGTTTCTATCAATAACATCTGCTGTATTGTTAGTATCGTCCATTACCACTCTGTAAGCATAAAGACCTTGTCTCTGTGTTACTGATTCTAAGTAAGGGTTAACTGTAGATAAGAATTTATTTCTTGTTGTAATTGTATTCTGTTCGAATACTAGGTTTTTAGCTTGATCACCAATAAACTTCTTAAGGTCAATTAATAATCTTCTAACGTTTACTCTATCTAAAGCAGAAGCTTTAGTTTGTAAAGTTTTCTGTCCAAATACTGCTAAACCTGTTCCAGGGAAAGTAGCGATTGGATTAACTTTTCCGTTATATAAAGTATCTCTATCTGTTCTAGATAATTTTCTTTCTGCTTGAATTACTCCAACGATTCCTCCTCTTACAAGACCTGCTGGTGCAAACCATGGTGCTGCTGCTCCGTCAGTGAAAGCATAAATTCCTGGAATAACAACTGAAGCTGGTACCCATACATTTTTACCTGTAGCGGAAGAAGTCTGTAACCAAGGCCAGTAAGTTGCTGCGTAAGAACTGTTTAATGTTCCTGCTTGAGTAGCTAAAGATTGTACAGAAGACCCATGAACTTTTAAGTCCACTACTGCTATACTATCTCCTCTAGATTCTACAAGAGAGATAAGATTATCCACTTGAGTACCATGTAACTCATCAATAAGTCCTGGTGCAGATATAACGTTAAACTGATAGTCATCAGCATTGCCTAATAAAGTAATTACGTTGTCATAATCTGATGCTGCTAAACCTTGTGTGTTGTTAGCTGCTATTTTATCATATAATAAGGCTCCGTCTGCTACATTTCCTGTAGCTGCATGGAAGGCTCCTTGTTGTGCTGTTGGAAGAGAATCAACAAATGCTGCATCTCTAACAGTTACACCGTCATTAGCCAAATAATTTAATGTAGGTGAACTTACTGCTGATACCCTAACAAAGTTAGAATTATTAATGTATTCTCCTGTGACTTCTATTTGATCTGAATCTCCAGAAATAGTTTTGGTTTGGTTACCAATTACTCTTTCTATGTAGTTTGTAGAGTTAGGATCTAAAGATACATTACTAAATGTTTCTAATACTACTTTACTCTTAGTATTATCATCTCCTCTTCTAATAGACACTGTGAAAGTACCTTTAGCTGAATCTACATTTGAAATTTCAAATCTTAAGTTATCTTCTGAACCTGAAATTAGAGAACCATCTAAGTTTTCTTCTCCATAAACTGAACCTGATTGGTTGTTGTACATTGCTCCTTTGCCTAATGTTTCTAATGTAAATGGTGAAGTACCAGAAGCGCCTGCGTCTTCTATAGCTGTAGAACTTGCTGCTGCAAAAGTTCCGTTAACTACTCTTGATACTAAACAAGTATTTCCTCCTTGTTCAAAATAACTTTTTACAGCCATTGAAGTCAAGAACTCGTGTTTGTTTGATCCTGATTCGAAAGTTACTCCAAACTTTCTTGAAAAATCATTGAAGGAAGTAACTATTGTAGGAATCTCAACAGGTCCTTTGACTGTTGGTCCGATGATTGCTGCTCCTGCCTCTACTGGTGCTGGTTGGATGAATGAAATATCATTCTCTCTTTGAAATACACCTGGGGAGATTATTGTTTCTGCCATGTTAGGTAAAATTTATTTTATGTCTATAATAAATATATGTAGAATAAGTAAACCATTTGGGAAGAAGGTGGACTTAAACTACATATATAAATAGACTAAAAGGAAGTAAAACCTATTCCTTATCTGTTTCTGTAGAATCTTCTGCTGGAGTTTCTATGGATGTTTCTTCTTGAGTATCTTCAGTTGGAAAAGGTGTAAATTCTCCTGTCTCAAGATCTATATTACCTTTGCCATACTTTTCTTCAATTTCTTTAGTAATCGCTTTTTCTAAATCTATATTAACTGTAAAGTACTTTTCTACTTGTGCTTCTCTCAGTTTAATGTTTAATTTAGCTTGACCTAGAGCTGCTAGCTCTTCTTTTAGTAATGCTTGTCGTTGCTGTAAATCGTAAATTCCTTGTAACTCTTCTTTTGTTAATTGCATTTTGTTAGTTATTTTGTAAAATTAAACGTGTATTAATATATTCCTCTGTTACTATATCTATAAAGTATGAACTTTGACTCACTTCCCCAACTAAATTTAAAAGTTCCTCTTTTGTGGTGTCTTTATTAAGTTTGTTAAGTATTTTTAATTTACTGTTAAACGATAGTTTAGCAATATTAAAAAAATCTATATCGTTATATTCTGATCCTCTATATGACTGAAGTATTAGGGAAATTATAACCCCAGCATCATCAAATGGAAAATCTACCATACTAGGCATTAAGAAACACCTTTCTTTAATTCTCTGTATACCGGTATTAATATCCGTGTATATGTTATCAGGTAATCTAACAGGGTTTTTAGGTTTACTTAAGAAGTGTGTAGTTTTTTTAGCTAACTCTCTTTTTATTTGATCTATGAAAACCGCCTAAGAGTCTTGCGTGTGTGTTGGTGTATTGTTTTCTATATGTGTCAGCCAGATTATTATGATATCTATATCCTTTTTTATAAGTATTTTCTCT